TCTTGTCTCTGTCTCTGTCTCTGTCTCTGAGCCATGACTTGCCTGTGGTTTGCTATCGGTTTGCCATCGGCTTGCCGCACCTTTGCTACCCGCCTCGCGACGTCGATCCGAGATCTCCCGCCGTTTGGCTTCAATCTCTGAGCGGAGCGGGTGATGCTTCTCGAAATCGTGGATGCGCCAACCGCGCTCCACGCGAATCCACGACGGCCGTTCCGGGTCGTTCGATCCGAGCTCGTCCGCGACAGCCTGGCCCCAACGTCGGAGAACCACGCGTTCGTCGAGGAAGCCGTCTGACATCATCCGCCGCGAGTAGAAGGTGGCCTCAAAGACGGCCCGGAACGCTGCGTCCGACAGGCCGATGATCTTCGGGTGCTCATCCATCTCGATGGGGAACGGCGCGAACAGCCGGTCGTCCTTGCCGCTACCTTTCGGCATCAACCCACACCTGCCCCTTCTCCCAGAACAACGTCAACGTCTCGATGGGCGCCGGCAACTCGAAGTCATCCGCATAGAGCGGTCGATCGGCGGCGATGTTGTACCTCGGGATCTCGTCGCGGATCGCTCGAGACTCCTCGGTCTTAGCCACCAGGCGATCCGGGTACCGCTCCACAAGGGCCTCGTGCGCTTCGTTCCACCACTTGGATTCCTGGCGGTGGCCCCTCATGCGGTCGAAAACGTTCATGGCGATGCCGACGTACAGCAAGGCCCCCGCGCGGTCGTAGACCCGGTAGACGTCTGTCGGGCGGGTGGTGTTTCGCCGGCGCATCAGTCCCCTCTCTCGGGTCTGCTGATTGGGTGGTGGTTGAGCGCCCACCGGATGATGTCGAGCCCGACAGAGCAGACTTCGTTGATGTCGTCGACGGTCCACCCGTGGTTGATCCACAGGGCGCGGATGGCGGCGTCACGGGCGGGTGCTGCGGGGCCGGATGCCATGGTGATGAGGTTCATAACCCATGGGTCGCCACGCGAATATGACTCTGACGACATAACTGGCCTCCCTCAGAAGAACTCGCCGTTGTGGAAGCTGAAGTTGTCCGGGTCCAGCCAGTCCCGATCAAGCGAGTACCCGTGCTTCACGAGCCAGTCGTAGTGGTCGCGGCGTCGGCTCATCGGCACCTTCTCGACGAGGGCGACGAAATCGGCGGCTTCGCACGGGACGCTGTACTCGTCCTCGATGGTCAGCCGCTCCGTCTTCGCGCCGTGCAGGAGGAACGCCTTCCAGGACGCCCAGTCCGGGAACACCTCGCCGCTGAAGCTCGTGAGGCTCTTGCAGATGTGCAGCGTGACGCGGACGTTGTGAGCCTGCGGCGGCGTCCAGTACGCGTAGTAGTTGGTGCCCATGACGGTTCTCCTCAGCGTTCGGTTTCGTGTTCGCGGGTGTTCTCGTCCACGAGGTAGTAGCGTTCCCCGTCCAGGTACTCGACAACGGTGTTGAGCGCCCGCGTCAGGGTCGCTTCGTTCGTCGCAGCTTTCTCAACCCGCAACCCACGTGCGATGAGATCCAGGCGGACGATGGCGTGTGCGTCTTCCGCGGCCCCGTTGCAGGGTGTGCAGACCGCTACGAGGTTGGCCGGATGGTTGAGTACCCTCGAACCGCCACTGCCACGGTTGGCTCTGTGGTGGGCTGTCTGCGCTTCCCCGAGGCATCCGGGGAGGGCGAGTAGACAGAAGCCGCCATCCCGGGAGATGACGGCTCGCTTCACGGCGACGGTGGGGTGCGGCGACCCGGAGCGTTTGTTCACAGCGGCAGAGTCCTGACGACCCGCTCGAACTGTGTCCATCCGAACCGGTGCCCGCAACCCGCACACGTGATGTAGTGCCCGTCCGCCACCATCCGCGCCTTCCCAACGCACGGGTCGCAGAGAAGGGAGGACTGACCGCAGCAACGCATCACACACGACCAGTCGGCGGTCTTGTCACAGCCCTGAGCGGACTGGCATCCCGGCTCCTCGTCGAGGATTGTTTCGTCGAGGATGATCGTGTCTACCCGGGGTGCGTCAAGAACAGTCATCAGATCCCCAACTTTCGCCACGTCGATGTCGGAACCGTTGCCGCGTGCTGAGGTGCGTGCGCCTCCAATGCCGCCTTGAGTCGCTTAGCGCCCGCGATGGACGCTTCACAGCGGGCAACGATGATCGCCTCATCCCAGAGAAGGTGCTGACGGACCAGGCCCGTCCGGGGGTAGTCACCTTCCCACCGGGGCTTGTAGTCCTCGGGCCACTTGTCGGCCCAGACTCCGTACATGCGGCACCCACACGGGCACATGCGAACGAAATGCTTAGACACGGCTGTTCCCTCCCCCGAACTCGGCCAACATCTCTTCCCGCGTGGCCGGTCGCACCGTCCACCCGTCACGGATCTCCTTGTCCCTGCTGCGCTTGAGTGGCGTGAAGAACGCGTGCGCCTGCTCAGCCGTTGCCCGGACGTTTCGCCCACCCGGCGAGATGCCGTGAATGGAGCCGTCAACCTCGCCGTCCGGTGTAATCAGGAACCAGTGGTCGGGAACATCGATAGTGGGCATCACGCCTCCTCGGTGGTGAGCTCGGTCTTGCGTCGTTCCTTAGCGGCCACGACGTCGGGGTGTGCTGCGAGTCCGCGTTTGCCGGCGAGATCCCATGCCGCCTTGAGGGTTGGGATGGAGTCGGCGTTTGCGATGTCGTCGAGCGACTGTGCGAGCGGGTCGGGCTCAGCGGGCAGGGGTTCGACGGTGAACGGCGCCCGCTTGCCACGCGTCACCGTGAGCGGGACCGTAAGCGTTTTCTCGAGGTTGGACATGTGGGAGATCCGCACACCGCCAGTCACCTCTTTGCCGAACCGGATCGTCGGATCGTTGAACAGCGTCAGTCGGCGTCCGATGTAGTTCGACGCTTCCGGCCCCCATGCGAACACGAGAACTCTGCGCATTGATTTTCCGGGGCGGAATGTGCGTCCCGGGAACTCCGCCACGTGGATGAACACGGGCTGCTCTGACGTTCCAGCTTCGACGTTGGTGATGGTGACGGTGCGGGGCGAACCGGTGAAGTCGTCGGCGTTGATCTGCTGACTGTTCGCCTGGATGGTGGGTGAGATGTCCACTGTCAGATCCTGATTTCTTCAAATTCGGGGCGGCGTTCGGTGAGAGGGAATCGGCCGGAAGCTGCGGTGTACCTTGACGCGATGACTTCCACGTCAATCTCGAACTTGCGGGCGGTGGCCTCGATCGCAGCGAACCAACGTTCGTCGGGATACACCCGCTTCACATACAGCGGCATGCCGGCGCTGAATGACACGTAATCGAGCCATTGGCGTCCGGTGACGAACAGTCCCGCCTGAACCTGCGCGACGTTGTAACCGGGGACACGATCGTCAAGGAACGTCCGCATCTGCACGTTCGGCTTCCGAGACTTGATCTCGATGAGCCCGTCGTCACCCACTAACCCGTCCGGGGAGAAACCGAGCTTGTAGTCGGCCTCTTCTCGGACGATGAATCCGACCTCCTGAACGGGTGCGTAATGCTCCGCGTACACGGCCCGTGCGAACGGTTCGTCGTCGGTTCCTCGCTGCATGTCGTACGTGGGGTGCACGTACTCGACGTGCCTGGTGACACGTTCAGCGGCGAGGGTCATCGTGACGGTTCGGGACGTGTCGTTGTCGGCGGGCTTCAGGGTGGACGGGGTGATGAGTTTGCCGATGACGGATGCGGTGAGGAGTCCGCATCTGGCCTCGAGCCATTCGGGAGTCCCCTGTTCGAGCTCGTCGTGGATGGTGACGGTCACGTGTCCTCCTTGGGGTGTGTGGTGAAGTACTCACGCAACGCATCCGCCACCTCAGGCTCGAGGTGGATGGTGGGCCATGTGTCGCCCGGGTGCTGGTAGGTGATGTAGGTGGGGGTTTCGATGACCGTCACCCCGTTCGACGCCGTGTAGCGGGTCATGAGTCGTCCTCGGGGAAGATGCGGCGAGCCGCGACAATCCTTGGGCTCGTCAGCGGTTGCGTGTTCCCGTTCGGCGGGTAGACGAACTCGGCATCATTCACGGACATGCCCGTGCGCACACCCCAGGGGGTTGCCTCGGTGTCCTCGAATCCATGAAAGCTGAGTAGCCAGATGTCGCCGGGCTTTGCGTCGTGCCATGCGGGTTTCGGTTCAGGGCGAACACCGAAGAACTCACGCAGGGCTTCGACCGAATCCGCCCCCAAGGCGTCGTTCGGGCCTCCGAAGTACATGCTTCCGTCTTTGTGCATCTGGACTCTGACGCCGTTTGTTGCGGTGTATTCGTTCACAGGGTTACCTCCACGATGAATCGGATGATGAGAACGGCGGTGAACAGCAGCCCGACAATGACGAACAGGTTCGGTCCCTGCCGGCGCACGCCTTTCACGGGGGCGGCTTCACCCATAGGGCCAAGATCAGTGGGACGGTTCACGATCATCCGTTCCACTTCGCAACAGCGGTCGGGTACTCCGCGCAGCGAATCGCCAGCCGCGTGAGCATCTCCACGAACCCCTCGTAGTCGCCCCACCCGTTCGCGGGGTTCAGTGACCGGAATTGCTCGGGGAACGAGACGGCTCGCCGTAGACCATCAACCGCTCGGCCGTGAATCTCCCGCCCACGCAGCCCGTCAAGGTCGCGCGATGTCTCGAAGACTCCCGCCATCCGCCACATCGGAGTCAGGTTGTAGGTGTGCCCGTCGAAGACCTCCACCGTCTCGGTGTCGGTGACAAGATCAATGCCCCAACTCATGGTCGGTGGCCTCCGTCATCTGCGATGGTCAACTCCCGCAACACCCGCTCCCGCAACGCAACCATCGCGTCCATCGCCTCGTAATGACGTTCCGCGAACCCAAGGTTCTGTTTCGCGACATGCGCGGTGTTCCTTGCACGTTCCAACATTGCGGCGGCTTCGTCCCGGTACCCCTTGGCGAGCGTGACCGCATCATCAGCATCAGCAGCGTTCATGACCACTCCTTAGAGAGCACGCCACGCGGCGCGGATGGTTCGGGTGAGGACGGTCTGTCGTTCCTGGTTGAACGCCCACACGTACGGGCGAACCAGGAGACGGACGGCAAGGCGATGAAGCGTCATTGGTTTCTCCGGTTGGGTGAGAACCGCACCAGGAATGCGGCATGGGTGAGGGTGGCGAACACCAGCCCGTAGAGGATGGCCTGGCGGATGATGTGGTTCCGTTCACGGCGCATCCATGGGGGGCGACCGTCCACATACGCCCACCGATCACGACGCATCAGGCGGGTTGTTCGATTTCGCATGAGGCACACCCGCGCATCATCGGTCGGTCATCGGGCCAAATGTGCAGGATTGTCTCAGGCCATCCACACGCGCACGGTTCGTCCGTGATCGCGGCGACCATGCCGGATTCCTCGTCTGGCGGTGTCACGTAGAGCACGCTCATGGCGCCTTCCCCTTTTCGTTTGTGTGTTGTGGGGTTCGGTACCCCCCTGGCCGACCCGAACCCCACAAGTCAGCAGTGGTAGTCGACGACCACCAGTCGGGTGCCAGGATCAAGCGAGGACCACGCGGCCTCGAGCTCGCCCGTGGTGTCAATGAAGTTGTCGCCGTCCCAGAACTCTTTGGAGAATGCCCGCCCGCCCGCGATGAGCGTGAACGGGGCCTGCGACTCGTCGAGTAGACCGCGGTAGGTGACATCGCCCTCGTGCCGCACCCAGTGGCTCGGGAACTTGACCTCGATACCCGTGGAGTCGCAGCCGTTACAGCCGTAGTCGTAGTCGGGGTGTTCGGCTCGCCAGGCGTCAGCCGCCTCATCATCGCGGCGCCCGGTGCCGTGGCAGAGCCAGCAGACCTTCATGTTGCGGCGGTCGGTTCGCGGTTCGTAATCGCTGAGGTGCCCCGTCCAGCGCCCGCCGATCGACCACCAGTCCCAGATGCCGGCGCCGTCGTCGGTCTCACGGTGAGGTTCCATCGCGGCCTCAACCGCAGCGTCGATGTCCTCAGCGCCGGGCGGGATCTCTACAAGCGCGAAGTAGTGCATCGGGTGCTCCCGTCGATTGGTGGATGGTTTGGTGGGCTTCGGGGAGTCGAACCCCGACGTAGACCGTCAGCCCGATCCGAGCCGTTCCTGATCGCCTCCGCACGCCTCTACGCGCTTGACGACCGTGTAGCAGCCACGTCAACCCCGTGAGGGGCATGAGGGAACGTGACTCCCGTAGCTCTCGAATCCAAAACTTGATGTATCAGGCGTCTAGCGCCTGACTCTTGGGCTGGTGAACCTCCAAGTTCCCAGCCATTCCCTTCGACCTCGCGATCACTACGCCCACCCAAGACCGGTGCTAACGAGATACCCATGCGCTGTGTGTAGTTGTGCCCAAACCTGTTTGCGGTCCGTCCGCGCGCGCCTCGGGTAGAGGGGGCCAGGAATGGGATGGGGTTTAGTTGTTCTCCGGGCACGCCGGATAGTGCTAGGCAGCGATCTGTGAGCGCCTGCCGAGCGGGTTGAGCGGGTCGGGTTACTCGAGCTCTGGGATGTCCGTGGGGAGTACGGGGTCTTCTGTGAGGATGTCCGGAACAGGACGAGACGGAATCACGACGTCGCCTCCACCCGGTAGGGGTTCATCTCTTCTCGGGTCTCGAAGTAGCCGTCCACGTTGCCGGCCCGGTAGCCCTCGTCCCAAGCGGCCTCGCGAATCGCGCGGATTGCCTCAGCGTCGTTCATCGTCCTGCCTCCCAGTCGGAACCAGCGTTGAACGCGGCCTGAAGGTCCACCACGGCCAGCTCGGACAACGGCCCCAGGGTGGCGAGGAGTTGACCAAACGCCCACTCACGATCAGACATGACCCGACTCCCTCTTAGCGAGCGCGGACAACATTCCAGACAGGCGCCGGTTGGAATCGTCGCCGTTGGAGTCCCAGTCATCTGCGGCCATCAGGAGCGCGAGTTCGCGTGAGGCTTCCCACGACCCGTAGTCGTGGTAGTCGACGCCCTTGGCCGTCTCAGCCCAGTGCCACCGGAATTCGCCGTCCATCTCCTGGATCTCGTAGAACCCGCGGGACGGTTCGGACTTGTCGACGTAGTAGCGGCTCATCACACACCCCCCATGTGGTCAACGTCCGACTCAAACCGCGGACGGTCACGCACCGGCTCAACCGTCCGATGCTCAACAAGCAGATCCGCGGCGAGCAGCAACGCCCCGATACCGAGCGGCACCCACCCATCCACACCGAACATCACGAGGCCGGCGCCGAAGAAGAACAGGAACCCTCCCACAAGAACGATCAGTGCACGGAACATCAGCCGACCCGTTCCGGCAGATCATCGAAGTAGCGGTCCAGCTCGTCCCGGTCAAAGAGGACGGTCGACCCGCGCTTCTTCGCCGCAATCCGGTTGTTCCGCATCTCGACACGCAGCACCCACTCGGAGATACCGAGGTAGCTGCAAGCCTCCAGGACCGTGTACCCGCGCTTCGGGAGGCTGCTGTCAACGGCCATCGAAGATCACCTCCGAACCCAGGACACGGGTCGCACGGGCGATCTCCACCGCGGTCAGAGAGTCACGGTCTACCGTGAGGTGTCCGCGGGCGATACCGTTATCGTCAGCGAACCGGCCGAGCACTGCGTGTACAATCAGCCCGGCGATGTGTGATGGTGTGTCCATGTGGACACCGTAGCAAGGTGTCCACGTGGACACAAGCGCTTTGTGAAAATCTTTTGGGGAAGATGTATCACGAGGGTGAGTTCGCGCTCGCTGGGAGCGTGAATACAGTGGATTCCGTTGGTTCGGGTACGGTGGTTGCGGTGGGGATTACAGACGAGGCTTACGAGCAAGCCATCGCCGCAGAGTTCGCTGCGCGCATCGAGGCATACGGGGGCGTTGCCGCCTACTGCACCGACTTCGGATACGACCGGCGTAACTTCTCGCGGTACCTCAAAGGACGCAAGCTGAACGGCCGGCTAGTCCCCAACATCCCACCGACCCCCATGCTGCTTCGCCACATTGCGAACATGGGGGTCGGGTCAGGCGACTTCTTCCGGTCAGTTGACGAGCGCGCCGCTGCTATCAGCAACTAGCGCGTGGTCGTGGTACCACCGTGCGAGCTCGACGGGCGTAGGGCATACCCCGCCGATGTTGAAGAGCGGACAGTAGGCTGCGCACTCGCCCCCAGTGCAGGCGCGATCGATCATGGTTTCTCCCCCGAGTGAAGCGTTGGACCGTTTGGGCTAAGGCGAGGTAACTCACTGGGTCCAGGTGAGTATGAGGGGACTCTAACCTGAACCGGGGACAGCGGTTACCCCGATTCCACCGATCCTTGTCCCCCATTCGGCCTACATTTTCTAACGATCAGGTTACGACGCTAGCCAAGTTGCACCGAACCTTGGGGAAGCATGCGTTTGGGCTCAGGAAAGCCTCTTGACATTGACTTCGGCGACCCGAAAAGTTCCGCGCCGGTCCCACCCAGGCTGACACTGAGGTTCACTGAATCGGGTTCGGGTACAGGAACGGGTACACCCGCTGCGTCCATTTGGACCCTGATCCCTTATGTTTACTGCGCCCCCGACAGGAATCGAACCTGCGACCTTTGGTACCGGAAACCAACGCTTAGGGGTATACTGGTGCTAGAAACCGCGGAAAAATCAAGGTTTTACCGTTGTCCACCTGGACACAACAGAGGGACCACGGGTACACTGGAAAGGTACACCCAAGAAGAAGCCCCGCACCTGCGTGAACAGGCCGGGGCACGGACGAACTAACCGAGGAGTTCGACATGACACAGTCTACGGATCGCGCAGCAGTCGCCGCGCGCCACCTCGTCACCGTCCGGGAGATTGACGCCGCCGCGCGAGCGCTAGCAGACGCGCGTTACCCCGGGATCGCATTCGGACTCCTGAGCGCCGAGACGCAGGGGAAGTACCGGGAGTGGGCTATGGCCGCTCTCACCGCAGCGGTGGCCGCCGTTCTCGCCGCCGATAGGAGTGAGTAATGAGCGAGCGCGATGCCTGGCGCGCTGACGCCCAGGAACTCAAGCAGACGCTATCTCATGCCACAACCGAGCGGGACAAGAGGCCCGACTTCGCGCCCGTATCGGGCGAACTCGGATGGGTGATCTACGAGCGCAACATCATGCACGACGCCGTGAACCGGATGCGCGCGCGATATGGGAAGCCCCCAGTCGCGAGGGATGAGATCGCGTGGGTTGAGACGCGAGCGTGCGGCCACATCGACTACGTGGCGAAGTATGCCTACGGCGCCGCCGACCTCGTACACGCCCCGGATCATGGCTAGGGCTAAGGGTGAGGGTGGCCTGTTCTACTCGGAGGCCCGCGGACTGTGGATCGGACGCATCCAACTCCCACCCGGACCAGACGGGAAACCCCGCCGCAAACAAGTCACCGCGAAAACACAAGCCGCACTCCAAAAGAAACTGTCCGACCTCCGCCGACAGCTCGAGAAGCAAGGCGACCTGCACACCGCATCGTTCAAGGTGGACGACTTCCTCGACTACTGGATGCGGGAGATAGTCACACCCACCCGTCGGCCGAAGACTGCGGCGACGTACCGGTCGAACCTGAAGTGGGTGTCGCAGGCGATTGGGCGGATGCGTCTACCAGATGTGAAGCCGGAGCATGTGCGGCGTGTGTTCACCCTCATGCGCGACAACGACCTCTCGAGCACGTATCAACGCAACGTCCACAGCGTGATGGCCGCAGCGTTCATGGACGCCGAACGTGAAGGACGTATCCCCCGCAACCCCGTCGACCTCGTGCCCGCCCCCAAGAAGGCAGTCACAGACCTCCACGCCCTCACCGCACGGGAAGCCATCGACCTACTCGAAGTGTTCTCCCAATCCTCCGAGGGCGCACTCTGGGCGACGTTCATCCTCACCGGGGCCAGACGTGGTGAAGTGCTCGGGTTGCAATGGGATCGGGTCACCGACGTCCTCGACCTGTCATGGCAGTTGCAGCGCATCACAGACGGCCAACAACTCCCAGACGGCTTCGAGTACCAGCACCTCACCGATGGCCTCTACCTCACTCGTCCGAAGACGCGGGCGGGGTGGCGCATCGTGCCCCTCGTAGACCCCCTGGCGTCCATTCTGGAGCGTTACCGGGACCAGTCGGGCACCAGCCCCTATGGGCTTGTTTTCGCGCGTCCTAACGGCGTCCCCTTCGACCCCGACTTCATCACAAAACAGTGGATCAAGATCCGTGAGCTCGCCGGCATCGCCCGCAACGTTCGCGTCCACGACCTCCGACACACGACCGTCGACCTGCTGTACGCGGCCGGGGTTGAGGAGACGGCGATCACCGCTATCATCGGCCACTCGTCAAGGGCCATGTCGCGGGCGTACAAGTCCCGCTCCGACATCGCCGCACTCCGCAAGGGGATGCTGCAACTCTCCGCATCCCTCGCCTCTACGTCTGATGTGGCTGTTAATGTGAACGTAGAAGCCCCCGACCCGATTGCGACGGGCCGAGGGCAAGAGCCGACTAGTAAGGAGTCGACATGAATGAGTCTACCGGTGCGAAGCTCACACCCGAGGAATACGCCCGACTACAGGCTGAGGTGCAGGCGGGATTGAAACGGCTGACCGCGCACGCCGAGGTCGTTCTCCGTGCGGCGCGGGAGCGCGGCGAGACGTACACCGTCCACTACTGGCGTTATCTCCAGCGGTACGAGGAAGAGGTGTTGACGCTCGACGAGGCCGTGTCATACGTCCAGGGCGGCGAAGACGCGGGCACGTTGTCGGGCGACTACATCTCCGGGCCTGGCGGTTCGCGCTTCGCAACGGACGGCACACCCTCGCCGCCCGATGGGAGTGAGTAATGAAGGCGCGACGTGAGTACATCCTGAGCCCCGCGCAGATCGAAGCGCTAGGTGGGCGCGAGTTCATTGAGCGACTGTCAGCTCTCGCCGCCGATAGGAGTGAGCAATGAGCGCCGAGGATCTGCGTGATTCAGTCCGTGACTATCGGAACCCGGCGACGTCGACAGCCGAGCGCCGAGAGATCGGGGATTGGTGGAAGTCGCAGGGCATCCCCAATCAGTTCGCCGCCATGCTGAGAGCCGCCGACATCGCCCGGGCCACTGAAAACCGCCACTAAATAGCCACTAACGCAGAAAACCGCCCCGCCTGTCCGAAGACTAGCGGGGCGGTTTCGTTGATTTTCCGGGGCCGTGGGCCTGGTGGCGAGTGAGGGATTCGCGAACCCCCGAATGCTGAGCAGTCTGGTATGCAGTCATGGTTACCTGGGCCTACTTCCCTCTACCGTTTCGCTTGATTTGGCGGGCGAGTAGCCACAGGGAGTCACAGGTAAGCTCTGAAAACAGCCACTAAACCGCCACTGGGTTATCGCATCCGATACCAAGGGGCCGCGCGTAGTCTCACTTCGATGTATCAGGGGAGCGTTTACCGTCCTCCCGTGGGTATGGACACACGTCGCCCCACCATCACACCAGCCACCGAGATCACCCCGCCAGGTATCCCGTACCATGCTGACGACGACTCCCCGTGTGACTCCCCCGGCCCATGCTCACACGTGCGCCTCGTGTACTGGCGGACGCTCCCGTTCCAGTACTAACACGAAAGCGCCCCCGGACCTGACACCGAAGTGACAGGCCCGGGGGCGTGAGTGTTTAGAACCAGTAGAACAGGAACCCGAAGACGAGGCGGATCGAGTTCCCCTTGAACGGTGTGCGGATCACTCAGGACCGTCCGTGGGTGCGTTGGGGAACTGGTAGACGCTGAACGCGGTAGCGACGGCGAGGCCGATCTTCAGCCACTTGGAGACCTCGTCATCGATGGGCAGTTCACCCGACAGGATGATGAGTGCACCACCCAGCACGGCAACCCAGAACTTCGTGTACTTCTGTGCCGACTTGATCCAAGCCGACACGTTCTCGTGAAACTTCTCCACGACTCCTCCTCATTCGATTTCGTCAAGCCAGCCGTCAGGCGGCTCGGGCAAAGGGACTCCAGGGGCGTGCTTGTACGCGTGGTCAATGAGTGACCGGATGTACAGCCAGGAGAGTTTGTCGCGCCGCTCGAGGCGACCCAGGCGCCCGGACAGTCGGGTGAGCCATGCGATGAACGCGGTCAGCATCCCTCCGCCGATGACGGAGATGAGTGCGATCGTTACCCCCTCGGTCACGACTGCATCCGATCGGCGGCGTCGTCGTTCACGGCCTGCGCGATCTGCTCCGGTGTCGGCAACGAAAGACCATCGCGGACCCTCGCCGCGATCTGTGCCTTGTCGTCATCAGACAGGCTCACAGTGACCGCAGGGGATGATGTCCGCAGCCAAGACGCCACATAGAACCGTCCACCACCCAGCGAATGGAGGAACGCCTGCAACTCCGCCGCAGTCCCCGACGTCGGGAAACACTCCTGCAACCCGTGGTTCCACATCTCCGCGATCATTTCGTCGTTGGTGAGGGTGTGAACCTTCCCCGTGGTGAGGTGCGCATAGTTGTGGCCCTGGTCGCCCGGTGCGTTCTTGATGTACCCGACACCGAGCAGGAAGATCCACCCGTTCAGCAGGGTCGGACAGGTGACAGTTATCATGAAGTCCTCCAGGTAGGGGGGGTCGGGTTCCGGCTCGGTCGGGGCAAACGGTGTGGCGTTGCCGCCTGCGGTTGTCGAGTCCACGACCCACTGCTCCATGTCGAGGAGCCCGGCGAAGTTGTTGTACGCGTGGGTGGGGAAGAGGGTTGCGTGTGTGTGTGGCCCGCCCGTGTTGAGGATCATCTGCGCGTCGTAGGGGGATGATGCGCCGAAGTATTCGGAGCCGTAACCGGATGCGCCGGAGATTGCGAGCGGCTGCCCCTTCCTGACCCGCCCACCGCGCGGGATGAGCGAGTGGCGCGGTCCAAGGTGGAGTAGACGGAAGCTTTGTCCGTTGTCGAGGTTGACCTTCACGTACCGGCCGGTTGCGGGGCCGATGCCGCCGCCAACCTCGGACACGTACCCGTCACCGATGGAGACGAGGACCGTCCCGATGGGGCAGTAGTAGTCGACGCCAGGTTCACGGCTGGGCGGGTTGCGGCGAGTGTGTGCCCGGAACGTGGAACGCCACTTGTCGTCGGGGTAGTCGGGGATGGGTCGGACGTAGATCCGTGCTGGTGCTAGACCGCCCATTGGTACCTCCAGGCATGCAAAAAGCCCCCGACATGCGGAGGCTTTCGTGGTTGATCGTGGCGGGTTAGTTGCCGTCGATGATTTTGCGGACAGTGTTCGGGGCGAGCCCGGTGAATGCGGCGAGCTCACGGATCGACGCATCGTCGTTCGCGGCTGCCATGATCGCATCCCGGTACGCCCGGTCAGCCTTAGCCTTCGCCACCTCAGCACGCCTAATCGCGGCCTGATGCTTCGAGGGAACGGTGCCCCGGACTGTCACTCGCCCAGTGTAGGGAACTCGTGCAGAGGGGCACCGCCCACCCAGTAGACGGTTCGACCGCACACGTCGGGTGACGTGCATTCGGTGTCGTCGTCGAGGTGGAGTGCGCCGACCGGGTAGGTGGTTGTGGTGGTCATTGTCATGCCCTTCACTGTGTCACTGATTGATACAGTGTGCAAGAGGGGACTGTATCAACCAGTGATACACACCTACTGGATCGGCACCCACCCACCAGCGGTCAGCAGGTAACGCTTCGGATCGACGGGCTCACCGCCGCCGCCAGGCATGAGAGGCGTGTACGCGACCACCTCGCCCCGTGCGGGATGGTCGATGGGGGTTGCCCCGGTGAATGATGCCATCGGTCACACCGCCTTGAACCACAGCCCGACACTGCCGGTGTCGTCTGTCGCAATCCAGACGTCCGCGTTCGTGTCCGTGAGGTCATCGCCGCGAGCGACGGTCCCGTCTGTCCACGTGTTCGCGACGTCCATCAGGAAACCGACGAGGCCCAGTCCTCCGGGTGCAGAAGCGGGCGAACTGTTGCTGAGGCTCGCGGCACCCATGACGATCGGACGTTTCGCCATGTTCGTCTTGCCGGTTGCAACGAAACTTCCGCCCGTTCCGACGAGGCCACCCATCTGCGCGTAGGCGATGTCGATGATGACGTGGGAGCCCCAGGTGATCGCTGAAAGGTTCGGTACACGAGTGAGGGCGGCTCTTACGCTTCCCTGGGTGGTGTTCGACGGCAGGTTGCTGGATGCGTCGGAGAAGTGCGCGACGATCAGCGGGTATAGCGCGGCCCCCGCGGCTGTCTCATGATCCGCCGTGGGCTCGAAGAAGCCCGCATAGTGCATCTCGCCGGGCGCGGCGGTCGATACAAAGATCACGCGGTCGGTCGTCGCCGACAGAAACCATCCAAACCCGGACGTGGACAGTGGGTTGTCAAGCGCTGAGTAGGAGGTGCTGTTCGCCCACTGTGTCTCCAACGCCTGCCCGGTCGACCCGTAGCGGGAGAAGTACGTTCCTTCAATGGTAGTGCTGTTGGCCGAGTACGGCCCCCGATACCCCAGATCAGTCGCCGGGTCGAAGTCCTCGAACGGGGCCATGAGCATCCCGCCCGTGATGCCCGTCGTGGGGTACGAGACGTCCAGATACCATGTCAGCCCGCGGTCGTTGTCCGCCGCGTCCGACTCCAGGATCTTGTGGGTGCGTGAGCTGATGACCACCGTGTCGATGAGTGTGAAACCTGCGGTGAGCAGTACCGTCTCGAGCGCCGTGTAGAGCGCGGGGCCAGGGTTCGCGGTCGCGCCGATCGTTCCACTGTCGTACGTCATGCGCTAATCCATTCGTCGCCCAAGGTCGCGTTCGTCGGGTCGTCGACACCCTCGGTGCCCGTGTACTGCCAGAAGTTCTTCGGAAGCGCACTGTTGCGTGCGGCGCCCTGTGTGGTGTGCGGGTTCATCGCGGAGCCAGCCGCAATCGGTGACACCGTGTCAGCAACCGTGATCGTGTCGCCCGCATCATTCACCGTGAGGGTGATGTTGGTTCCCGCCACCAGTGCGGTCCCCATGGTGTCGCGGATGAGTTCAGGTGCCGCCGAGGTGTCGAGCTTCCCCGTGATGCCAGCGACCACCCGTGCATCCGCCGCAGTGTTGAAGTCCGTCACGTTCGACGCCGTATGCGTGTGCCCGGTGTCCGACTTACCGGCCAACGCCGCGACCAGACCCGTGACATCCGACTGCGCATGGGTGTGCCCGACATCGGACTTCCCAGCCAGAGCAGTCGTCACAGCGGAGGAATCAGCCTTCGCGGCCAGCGCCGCTGTAAGCCCCGTAACGTCCGACTGCGCGTGAGAGTGACCATCGTCCGACTTACCGTCCAGAGCCGACGTCAGGTCAGTCTGATCGGTGAGCGTTCCCGTGATGGAACCCCACGCACCACCACCGCCCACACCATCCTCGCCAGGCTGACCCTCCGGGATCGTGAAGTTCAGGACCGCAGCAGAAGCCGTACCGACGTTCTCAACCTCAACATCAGTACCCGGTGCGCCCGTGGTGACAGTGCCAACCGTGATCGTCCCAGCCGGCCCCTGCGCGCCATCCTCACCCTGAAGGGACTCAAGCCACTCGGCCTCAGTACCAACAGACGGGTCGTTCGCAAACGCATGCTGATACGCCGACATACCCGGTGCGCCAGCCTGCGTAACCGTCACCTCAATAGACGGTGCGGCAACAACCTCGACAGTGATGTCGCTCACTGTGTCACCTGATCCTTCGGCTTGATCTTGCCCGCAACCCACGTCCGCTCAGTAGGCGTATGCTGCAAATCCCAGAAGCACAGGTCAGGAAGATCCACCGTCACTGAAGACGCGATCGAGAACCGGAACACACCCGTGTCCGCGTCCGACGAATCAACCGTGATGTTCGCGAGCGGCGGGTCGTCCGAGTTGCCGGCGACCGTGCGGATCTGTGCTTCCCAGCCAGTCGTCGGCAACACGACGGGAACGCCCTCCTCCGTGGCCGTCCACTCGAACGACACCGTGTCTTCACGCCGGAACCCGCTGATGTTCAGCACGCCCGGAGACAGGTCAAGATCAGCCATCAGTCAGCCCCTCAATCTCAGAACGCGGACAGGGCGGATCGTTTCCAACCCGCCGACGTCTTCACATAGATGTAGTTGTCATCCCACGCAATATCGCGGGTAGTGCCCTGCGTGTCAGCCGAGCTCGAAGGGGTGCGTGTAGTCACGTTCAACCGGCCCGGCACCGACACCTCATCCGTCGAAACACCCAGCCGCACCTGATTCGACTTCGTCGGCTGAGCATCCGCACCAAACGCCGACGAATGCGACATCCCAAACGGGATGATCGTGTGGAAACCCACCGCCGTACCATCCACACCCTCAACAGACGTGGAAGCGCCCAGGGCGGTCGCGTTCTCCGCATCCGCGTACGAAAACGCACCCACCGCAGTCGCAAAGTCGGAACCGGTAGCCTGCGCAACACGCCCAACAGCAACCGAGTCATACCCAGACGCATCCGCCGCCCGACCGATAGCCACCGCGTTCGTACCCGAAGCAGTAGCATCATCCGGCCCCAACGCAACCGAGTTCGACCCGGTACCCGGATGAGAACTATCCCCACCAGCCGAACCAGTGCCAGCCTCCAACCGTTCAACCCGCTTCCGCAGAGTCCGGTCCCCAACATTCAAATCAGACGGGTCATCAACTGGCATCCTGCACCTCCGGAGTCACAGTCAAACCAAGGTCGCCACGCAACCCGACAACACGCTTCGTATACGGGCCATCGAGAATGTACTCATCACCCGTAGACGTCAGCTCAAGCAGCCGCCCAGGCGCAGTGAACTCAGGACCATCCGGGTAAATATGCAACCCAAACGACATCACCTCAGTAGGGTTATGCAGAAAATCGATCGTCTTATCCGCCGCCCCCTGCAACCGCGTCACATCCGTAACATCACTGAACGTCTGCCACGTATCACGGAAACTCATCACATGAACGCCACTGTTGGCCCACGCAGACGGCGCATCAACCCCACCCCTACCAAACGCCAACACACCAGTCATCTGCTTCACATGATCGGTGTACACACTCAGGTCCAAGACAGGACTATCGTCACCATCAAGGTCCAACGCCGTCGCAGTGCCAATCTCGATAACAGGCGACCCAACAATGGTCTCCCACCGCAGATCCGCACCATCCTTATAAGGCCGCAAATAGATCTCGCAACCATCATCCTCAACCTGCCGAAGATGATCCTCAACCTTCAAACGCTCGTTGTGCTTCCAATCCGCAGAAAACGCCCCAGACCCATCAGCGGAAATGTCAATGGGAAGCGCCCACCCCGCCGAAATACTGATCGAATGGTTAATGATCGCCCGAGCCGCCCCCGAATGGGACTTCCCAGTGAGCGTCAGAACCGAATCGGTAGGGCGATAATCCTCAACGCCATACAACATGCGGTCATTGAGATACGCGCCACGCAACTCCATACTCGCAACCTCAAGAGTGCGCGTCTTCTTCGTGTACCACGGACGCTGAATAACCCCCGCATACACGACATGATCATCCCACTCCTGAGCGATCGTATACTTATTGCCGGTAGTGAACTCCCGAATATCCGCCCGCGAAACACCAGCCCCAAACAACGGGAACGTGTGCCGGCCACTTCCCTTACCAGACAGCCGCGTATTCCACTCCCCCGCAGACGGCTCAGGCAGCGTGAACTCATGTGCACCCGACTGTGTGTTGTAAATGTTGAAGGACCACGTCACGGAAGCAGCTCCTTCGTCGGATCAGGCGCCCACAACTGCAACCGGTAACGTGCCCGCGACCCATACACCTCGATGATGATTTCCGGGGTACCGATCCGACCAACCTCTGCCGTGTACGTACCCGTCGCCTGCTCCACCGTGAACGTGTCCATAGAGCCATCCGCGAGCAGATCCTCGAGCGCCTTCATCGCCACCTCGAACGCCGCAGGGTCATCCGCAGTCAGGATGAAACCCGAGAGAGTGATGAGCCGAGGCCCCAAGCGACCAGGCGTGGGGAAGTCGCCGTTCCCCAGCGGGCGGGCGATGATCTCCCGCCGCATCTCCACACCCTCAAACCAGCCCGTGAGACCACGGTCACGGAAGATCGTGTATGTGGCTGCACCTTCCCCACCGACGAACGTCAGCCCACCAAGAGTCGCGTTCATCCGTTCCCCCTAGCCGCAAACGCCATCCGCTCCGCAGCGATACGGCCGATCTGCTCCTCGCTCATCCCCGGCGCCGGCTGAATGATCTGCGTAACATCGACACTCGCGACAGCACCGCCACCACCAGACCCCCACCGGGAAGGCGGCGCGTACTGAGGCTGAACCTCACCACCATCCGCATACCCACGAATCCGCCCACCACTGTTGATGTAGTGCAGCAGCGCCTTGTTCCGCTGCGCCGCCTCCGTGTTGACAACGAACTCACCGGTAGCCGCATGGATCAGCACGTTGTCCTTACGTGACGGGCGTCCCGGGATCTCTCCACCGTCCGCGAACCCACCCGCGGTACCGTCACCCGCCGCACCCTCCCGAGTCGCCCGGTACACGATCGAACCCTTCAGCGTCCCGTAACGGGTCATAAAGTCGTCGATCGTCGTAGCCGCCGTCGCCGTGTCAGCAAGAAACTTGATCTGCTTCTCGTCGGGCAGAGCGAACACCTTGTCAGCAAGGATCTGCACCTCTTCGGCGTTGTAACCCGCCTCAGTCGCAGAGTCGATAAACGCCTGCCGCTGAGCCTCCAGCGTGCCAAGGTAGATTGCGGTCGCCGCGTCGGCACCGACCGTCGCCGAATCAACCTCGAACTGTGCGCGCGCGGCATCCTGCGCCTTGCTCGCAACATCCGCGAGCATCGCCGCGTTAGCCGAACCCGACTCGGTCGTCTCATCCAACGTCAGAACGAAGCCGTCCAGCGTCCCAACGAAACCCTCCAGGGTGCCGTTAGCATCCAGGAACGCCTTCTTCTGCAAATCGACGAACGCTTCCTTCTGCCGGTCCACCTCATCACTGATCCCAGCAAGAGCCGACTGGTACGCCGCGTTCGTGCTGACAGCGTCCTGACCGATCCCGTTCGCCTCATTGATCGTGTCGATCAGCTCACGCAGGTTCGACTGAAGTTCCTCAGCCTTGTCCGCAGCATCCTTGTACGCAGTCGCCGCATCCGTGGTCTTATCCGCCGACACGTCAGCCGCAGCAGCCTGATCCTCAAGGTTCTTGTCAGCCCGCTCGAGACCATCCGAGAGTGCGTTGACCGTGTTCACCGAGTTAGCGATAGACGGGTCGAACGGGTTCCCGTTGGCGTAGTCGTAGAGCTTCTGCCGCAGATCCTCGACGGCGTCGCCGCCCTCAAGAATCGCGTCAGTGAGTTCCTTCTGCGAGATGCCGGCGTTCTTCGCACCATCGAAAGCGCCCTGCTCTGCAAGCTTCTTCGCAACCAGTTCCCGCGTGTAGTCCGTGACAGCACCGGTCGTCTGGTCCAGGGACTCCTCAAACTCCGCCGCCGTCGCCGTAGCCTCACCCTGACGCTGCGCCCAAATCGCGAACGCAGTGCCGGCAAGAGCTAGTGCACCAGTCGCCAGACCAATACCCCGCGCCGCAGACGCACCCGAAATGTTCAGGGTCGACATCGCCAGCTTGAACTGGGCAATCTTCGGCACCGCGAGCAGCGCCGCACCACCCACAAGACCAACAGCGGCAACAATCCCCGTGATCTGCGTGGCAACACCGAGAACAGGCTCCGGGATACTGCCGATCGCGTCGACAATGCCCGTCGCACCCTGCGTCACACCGCGGAGAAGATCGTTGACACCCGAACCCGACTTGATAAGGGCAGTGTCGATCGCGCCGCCCAGCTTCTCCACATCACCGGTCAGGTTGTTCAACCGGTCAGCGGCAACCTTCGCCGCATATCCCGAGTCGTTGGTCTGGTCGATGTACTTCCGGATACCGTCAGCACCCTCGTCGTACAGGACGTTCGCGACACGCAGCGCATCGTTACCGAAGATCTGAGCCAGAGCCGCGTTACGGGTCTCGTCAGTCAGCGAACCAAGGTTCTCGTCCAACTGGCCGGCGATCTCATCGAACGCGAGCATCTGCCCGTTGGTGTCATAGAAGGAAAGGTTGTACTCCTCCATGATCCCGCGGGCCTTGTCGGTGGGCGCCTGGAGCGCGATGATCGCAGCCTTCAGCGACGTACCCGCATCCGAGCCCAGTAGTCCCGCGTCAGCGAACGCAGCCAGCGTGCCCGTGGTGTCCTCGATGGACTGACCCGCACCGTTCGCGACCAGACCAACCTGACCCAGCGCGTCCGACAGATCCTCAACGTCACCGACAGCCTTACCCGCACCAGCCGCAAGCAGATCCGCCACGTGAGGGATGTCTTCACCCTCAAGGTTGAACTGCTTCAACGCGATAGCAGCGATGCTCGCAGCCTCGGCAACCTCGAGCTGACCCGCCGCAGCGAGATCCAGCGCACCGGTCAGACCGCCACCGAGGATCTGCTCAGTCGTCAGGCCAGCCTTACCCAGTTCCTCAATCGCGTTCGCCGCCTCCGTGGCAGAGAACACCGTCGAAGCGCCAGCCTCGAGCGCCGCATCACGCAGCAGGCTCATGTTCTCGGCAGACTCCTGCGTCGCCGCCTGAACGTTGCTCATGGCCTGGTCGAACTCGGCGAACTTCGCCACAGCGATACCGAAAGCCACCGCAGCAACCGCACCGATCGCAGCGACACCAGCGCCGACCTCAGACATCGCCTGATGCTGCTTCTCAAGCTTCGCCGCAGCCTTAGCAGCCTCGTCCCCAACCTTCGAGGTCGAGTCCTGAGCCCGCTTCATGTCGGCAATGTAGGAATTGACGGACGCCGTAAGCGTGACCTTCGTCTGGCGGTCGGCCAAGATACACCTCCGCTAGATCGGTCTTGAGTTGTAGAGTCAGCGCCATGAAGCGCCTCATTGCTGTGCTGTTACCCGTGCTGTTACTGACGGGCTGTGCGGCGCCCAGCGTCGAAGACGCCTACGTGTCCGTAGTGCGCGAAGGCGTGCCGGCGTTAGCCGACGCCGGGGCCGCTGAACTGACCAAACTCGGCAATCAGGTGTGCGGCATCCTCGAGGACCGGGGATTCGAGGACGGCATGGTCGAGTTCATCCGCATCGCGAAAGACGCCGGACTCACAGCCGCCGAAGCAGGCCGTGTCGCCGGCGCCGCATCCGTCGCGTACTGCGACGAATACGCCGACGAGTTCTAGTACTCGAACTTGTCGGCGGTGAAGTACACGCCGTTCAGGTTCGCGCCCTCACCCATCGCCTTGCGGTGCGCGTCGAGCGCGTCAAGGCGTTCCTTCTCAGCCCAGTTCGTGAACGGACCATTAGCGACGTACCGCATACCGGAGTACGACATCGGGTCAGCATCATCCGACGTCGCTTCTGGCATCCACTCGCCGTTAGGTCCGGTCAGGTTCCGGACCATTTGCTCAGCCATCACAAGGTCAAGCTGTTCTTCGTCCCACTCAGGTTCGACCACTGACGAGACCATGCGTCCGTCGCCGTCGTACTCGTAGAACGTGCGTGGCTCCCACCCCCAGAGTCGCCGTGGGGCGATCCCGGAGCGCGCGGCGAAAGCTACTTGCTGACGGAGCGCGACGCTGCCCCGGAGCCTTTTACCAGTGCGTTGAGTCGTTCCTGCGGTTCGTACTCGTTCAGTGACCACACGGCGTCACGAATCTTGCCAATGTCGCTACCGGAGAGGACGTCGAACAGGTCACCCCACTCGTCGTCGCTGATGTCGACAGGTTCGCCGTCCTCCAGCCGTGCACCGTACGCCACGTTTGACGTGTCCCGGTAACGTGCCGCGGCTTCACAGGCGGCGTCGTAGTTGTACCCGTAATGACGGTCAATCGGGACGTCGGGCCGCACCGGGCACTTCGACGTCAGGTTCGACCAGTCACGCCCGGGGAGGCGGGTGAGGCGGATGGTGAGGAGGGAATCGACGGACTGTTCCGCGAGCTCGTCAAGCTGCTTCTGGATCTCGTCAGCCGGCGACGCAACACCCATTCGAGTGTCGGTCAGATCGACGGCCGCGAGTTCCTTCTCCAGCCGCTCCCGCTCAGCAGACACAGCGCCGTCGAGGACAACCACCACATCCTTGAAAGGCCGTGCGGCACGAGCCGCAGCCAACTGCGCCCTGAAGTCAGACATCGGTGCCATCCTTCAGCTCGTCCTGGTATACAACGCGCTCCCAGCGAGGCTGGATGATGTCGTAGGGGTGCAGTCCGTGTGGGCTCAGAACCTCCACAAGTTCATCGTGGTGCTTCTCGAACCAGCCGTTAAGGGCGTCCACGGCATCCGTGGGGATGGCGACGAGGCGCAGTTGGTCGCGGACAGCGATGCGTCCAGCATCGAACGGATTTACAGGCTTCTCAGTCATTTCAGTTCACCGTTTACTTCACCGTGGAGGGTAGAACCTGACCCTGGGGCACGGTGAGAACCCCAGGGTCAGGAGATGGATCACGCCGCGATAACGCCGTGAACAATCGGGCCGGTGATCGACGCACGCTGCTTGATGAGCGCCTTACCATCCGGGGTGACGGGGAAGATCTGCGTACCCAGGGTCACCGGGATCGTGTAGACCTTCTGCGCCGCCGTCGCCACCGTCGTGTTGGTCACGTTGCGGCGGACCACGAAATAGCCCGAGATCGACGTGGCCGAACCAACCGGCTTCAGCACCACAGCCGCCGAAGAAGCCTCAGTGGCGTCCACGTACTCGAGCATTCCGAGCGTGTCGGTACGGATACCGAGGGCTTCCAGGTCGACCGTGAGGCCAAGACGGGAGTCCGTGTCGATCACCTGGTCGGCGTCGAGGGCGAAACCGCCCGGGGTGAACGAGTGTGTCACCCGGAACGTGGTCGCGGCGTCGAACACCGAAACCTTGCTGGGTGCGGTGAGGCTCGCCATCGCACCACCCACCCACCAGATGACCAGGTTCCCCTTGACATCAATCGCGGCGGGAACAACGTCAGCTACATCTGCCATGTTCAGTCCTTTCTTCTCCCCGACAACCGGGGCTTCCTTTGGTTGCCCTGTGGGAGACACAGGGAGTGTGTGGAGCGTCGATCGAACGGCACGCCGAGGTATACGACATTCCGCATATCACATATCCCGGCGTTTCTTTCGGGCGTTACGAGTGGGTCAGGTCGAACTGGTCGACGAGATACCACAGGGGCGGGTTCGCTTCCCGGTCCAGCCGAGGCGGGAGGGACACGGGGTGTGTGAGCCGGCCAACACCGGGGATCACGTAATCCGTGAGCAGCCCGGCCACGCGGCGCCCGACCCACTTGGCCTGCTCAACCGTGGTTGCGACGCTGTGAATCGTGTACGTCGTGTCGTTGACGTTCGACGGGCCACCCAGACGATCCGACGTGTCAGCACCCAGCGGCGCGAACACGGACGCATAACGCACGGGAGGGTTCGTCACCGTGCCCTCATAGATCGCGTTCGCGAGCTGCGCGTCAGACCGGAGACGTGCGAGAACAGCCGCGTCACCCGCGGCGCTCACAGGATGTCCCCCGCCGCGATCTCGAGACCCTTGATGAAGTCCGCCTCGTTCTTCTGCAACGCGCCGTGACCGTAACCTGTCGGCGGGGTCGTTGGGGTGCCGTACTCGAGCATTCCGACCAGAGCACCCGGGCCACCAACCTCCGGACCAATCTCCGCAGTGATACCGTCCAGGCCAACGCCGACGTCGTAACTCACCGACTGCGCACCGCGCGGGATGCTCTCGGACTGCTTCAACTGGTCGCGCCAATCGTCTTTCACGTGACGGGCGGTGACCTCCACCGCCTTCTTCGCGTTGGCGGTTACCTTCGCCGGCACCTCACCGAGATCCGCAGCCAGCTTCGACAGTTCCGAGAAATCAAAGGTCGTCACGACTGCACCTCCACCGGGAAACGTCGCGCCGTCGCATCGGTCTGGAAGAACACGCCCTCGATGTTCAGCCGCAGCCCCACACTCGCCGGATCATTCACGGAAGCCGTGATCTCTGCCGAGTCGTTCACCTGCACACCGCCGGAAGTCGCGACGGGAAGGTCCAGGCGCGGCGTCTGCGCTGCTAGGTTCTGCCCCTGCGCGTCCACCGACCCGACAACGCTCGAGGAAAGCTTCAGACGGGCAGGGCCGTTGTACACCGTCACCGTGGTGGGCGTGTAAGTGCCCGTCTCCTCATTGAAGACAGGCTCCGTCTCGCGGGTGATGAGGACCGTGTCAGTCATCCGCGCCTCAGCGAAGTTCCTGCCCAGGCCGAGGATGCTCACCGGGTCTCCACCACCGTCACATCACCGCGGCCGAATTGGCGGCGGATGAGTGCCTGCTGCGGCTCGGGAAGCACCATGCCTGACCCGGTGCCACCATCAGCGAACGCGGCCCGGAAATCATCAAGAGCGACCGACGACAGCCCACCAAACGTGAGCCCCGTCCCCGTCTCAACCGCAAGGATCGCCTGCGACACAAGGACAGCGGAGAACGACACCAGCACCGGCGGCGCCGCAGCAACACCCCACGTGAACGTCACATCCACCGGGTCATCACAATCCACCGTCAAATACCCAGGCCGGTACGTGTAATCCACCGCCACCGAATCACGCTCAACCGCATCCACGGACACGACCGGATACTGAGGCAGATCAACCCGCCCAGCATCCGGCCATGCCGTGAACGTCGACTGAGTCGTCGGGTAAACGTCCTGCCCGATAACCGACCGAAGGTACGCGGAAGCGTCCACCAACAGTGTGGTGACCCACTCATCCTCCGCACTCGTAAAAGTACGTTTCAGACGAGCGGCGACAGCGTCAGAGTTGGTGAACGCAACCACGATGACCTCCTAGATGACTTACGCGGTGGCGTCGAACTCGACCACGGCAAGAGCGGTCGGACGGACCACCTTCGCGCCGTAGACGTGCAGGCCCTTGAGGCCATCAGCGAACCGCTTCTCGAGACGGAACGCCTCGACGGAAACGATCTGCTCCGCGAACGTGGTCGCCATGTTGTGACCGGCGATCGCGATACCACCCGTCGCAGCCACGTCAGTGACAGCGGGGAGGTTGTTCGACTTGTACAGCTGGAGGCCGGCGATCGAACCGATGTAGCCGTTCGCACGCGCAAGCGGTGCAGCCTGGTCACCAGGGGTGATGAACGTCGGCAGCTTCAGCAGACGACCGTGCAGCGACGGCGACACAACAGCCCAACGACCCTCCTCGGGAACGTTGTCCTCATCGAGCGTGACCGCAAGGTCCACGAACGCGTCGTACAGGTTCTGCGCGGTCGTGTGGATCGCGCGGGTGCCGAGGTCGTTGCCGGTGGCCTGGATCGCGTCGTTCATCGCGTCGAACAGGAACGCGTCAGCAGTGTCACGCAGCTGGTACGTGGCGTTGTCGAGCGCCTGGTTCAGCACCGAGCCGCCGTTGACCGACTGCGCGCGCTCGATGTCGTCGAGCTCGAACGCGAAGTACTTCGACTGGTCGATGATCAGCGCGCGCGTGGCGTCGTCGATGTCCTCAACGGTGATGTCGGTGTGCTTCGTGTAGGTACCGATCGTCACGTCGTTGATCGAGGTGATGTTCACCTGATCGCCGGCACGCTTGATCTCGCCCTCGTAGTCACGGTTGACGAGCTGACCCGCGACCGCCTTCTTGCGAAGGGCGACGAGGATCTTCGGAGTCCAAATCTCCGGGACGAAGTTGGCAATAGCCATTTCAGCCTCTTTCTAGGTTGGTGCCCTAACGCCCCAGGAGCGCGTCGAGTTGGCCCGCTGCTTCAGCGGCTACGACCTGTTCCGGGGTGAGGGACTTGATGTCTTCACGAGTGAGTTGCTGAGGTCGCGTCGCCTTGCCCTTGGTCCCCTGATCCGCAGTCCCGCCGAACTTCTTCGAGTCGACGGGCTTCAGTACCGGGTAGTCCTTCAGGGCGGCTTCGATCGCATCCGTCACGGACTGCGGGTCAACCTCACCGTCGTCACCGACGTCAATCACTGACGCGTCGATGACCTTCAGTGCGAGCGCGGTGTCAGACACCTTGCCCGCGATAGCGGCCTTGAGTTCGGCCTGCACGAGTCGCTGGTTGAAAGCCGTCTGGGCTTCCTCCCGCGCCTCACGCCGGGCCTGCTCGAGAGCCTGTTCAGCAGGTTCCTTGTCCGCGTCCGCACGGGCCGCTTCAAGAGCAGAGAGCTTCCTCGCTGCTTCTCGGTGCGCCTTACGTTCGGCCGCAAGAGCCTTCTTCAGTCCTGCGGTGGGATCTTCCGTTTCCGCGACCTCTTCTTCACCGGAGGTGTCGGAGGTGTCGGTGGATTCGTCGACCGCGTCCTGATCCGTGTCCGTCGTCTCAACGGATTCGCTTTCTGACATGTTGGAATCACTCCTTGGATGGGGTTACTCAAAGGCGACCTGTCCCGGGTCGCCCGGCCACCCCAATCGGGGTGATTCCCCGCGTCTCGCGGGAAGTTTTGGGCAAACAAAAAGGCCACCCGGAGGTGGCCTTTCCTGTTTGGATCGTTAGCGCTGTGCGCGGAGATACCGTGCGGCGGCGTCGAGGATTTCGGGGTTGTCTCGGAGGTGGCCTATCCCGACGTTGCAGGATGAACAAAGGAGTCCGCGGACTCGCCCAGACGTGTGGCAGTGGTCTACGCAGGGTGGCTCCATGACAACGCCACAGATGGCGCACGCGCCCTCTTGGCCCGCAAGCATCCGGCGGTAGTCGTCGCCAGTCAGCCCGTACTTGTGCTTGCGCTTGTGATCACGAACCGCCTCGCGATTGGATTCCCGCCATTGCGCCACCGCGAGCGTTGCGTGCACACGGTTCCTGCCTTGCCAGTCGCGGAGAGTCTCGCGTGAGCAATCCTTACACCTGGATTGGCGGCCGTCCTTCGCGCGGGCATTTCGGTGAAAGTCGTGAAACGGCTTTGCTCCGCCACACATCGAGCACGTCTTGGTAGAGTGAGGCACATCAACTCCCTTACCGAGTTGGTCACGCCCCCGGAGGATGCCAGTCCTCGCGGGGGTATCTTGACTCAATTATCCCAGGTGCCGCCGACATTCCCCCGGGTTGTTAGTAGAGGTAGCCGTACCGCTTCAGCAGTTCGACAGCACGCTCAGGCGTTGACGCCATCGACATAATCTGCTCAGGCATCAGCCGCAGCGTCCGGGTCCGCCGATACCGCTGGTCACCGGACTTCACGAGGTCGTTCTGCGCCCTCGCCCACGACGACCGCGCCGACGTCCCCTCCGGGGTCGCGTAGACCGTCAGAGGCGTCCCGTCCGCACGGCGACCAATCACCGTGGGTTGCAGGCTCGCCCGCGAATACGACCCGTCAGGACGCTTCGTGGACGTCAACGCACCACGACGCGCGTTGACCACCTTGACCGGGTCAGCCCCAGCCCTGATCGCCTCCGCACCCGCCTTCGTGAACACACGCTCCTGCTCCGCGGCAGTCAGCGACTCGAAGTAGTCCGAAGGTGACGCGTAGAAGCCTTCAGGCGGAGTGTTGTCCACGATCGGCATAGACGTACACCGGCACGACGGGTGACGGTCAAAGTCCGTCCGATACCCAGTCACACCGGCGAGGATCGCGCACCTCGAGCACGCACCAGCCGACACCACACGCACAGAGAGGGTGTAACCCTTCCCAGTGGAGAGCGTTTTGTCGGCAGACCGGCCGGCGTCGGTCACCAGCGTCTTCGCAATGATCGACATGACCGTTGCGCCCGCGCGAAACGCCGCAGGAACCCCGCTGCCAGCCGATATCAGCCGCTTGGTTGTCGTGACCGCCGCGAACATTTCCGGGGCCACAGAACGCCCCTCACGAGACACCCCACCGAAGGCCTCAGGCACCAGCAGAGGACCGCCGCGAGCAACATCCGTCGCATCCATCACGGCGTTCGTGTACGGAACCGCCTGACGTGCCGCCGTGACCTGAGCCGCCGACACAACCCCCGTCAACACAGGTGCGACACGATCCCACCCGGCATCAATCGCCGCCGGATCAATAGACCGCCACAAGCGGAGTGCCTGACGAGACGTTCTGTCGGCTAGTGAGTCACGGCGCCGCTGATGCTCAACCGCAACATCACGCAGCGTCGACATCAGGATCAACCTGACCCATTTCGCCCTGCACCGCCGCCTGAACCCCAGCACCCAGAGCGTCGTCGAGTTCCTTCTCACGCATCTTCATGATGCGGCGGATCTCGGCCGGCGAACGCCCGTCAAGCTCGAGAAGGTACTCAAACGGGTAACCCATCTGAGACTTCTTCAGCAGAGCATCCGCAAGCTGAGCCTCAGACCGGATCTCCGGCGACTCCCAAACGATCTTCGCCAGCCGGGTAGCCTCAGCAGCCTTCGTGTCACCCTTCACCAGCGCCACGAGCCGCAGCACCTCCCGCAGTTGCGGGTCAGTGAACGTGATGAACTCCCCAGCCTTCTTGTTCAGACCGATCTCAGCCGACTTCAACGCATCACCCGACAGGTTCGAGATGCCCTTGTTCGCCACAAGATAGTGCGGGGGTGTGCGAGTCTGAGCCGCAATATGCCCAACCGCAATCTCAATCGTGTCCGTGAAGATGTCGAGCGACGCCGCCTTCCACGAATCGATCCGCGCGTTATCGCCCGTGATGTTGATGAGGCGCTTAGACCGAAGATCCTTCATGTCGACCGGGCGGGTACCGATGATGTCGCCCGTCACCTTGTCGAGAATGGGGATCTTGGGCGGGTCGGCCGACAGCATCACGCGCGCATCCATCGACGCGTAGTCAGCGGCGAGGAAAAGGTACGCCCACAGGAGGTTGATTGCGTCCTGCATGGGCATGACGCCCTGAATCTCCGACAGCGGGTCGCCCTTGAGCGTGGGCCGGTTCGCGATCTCCACCACAGGCACCACGCCAAGGTCGTTGACGATCGGCCACGTGTCATCCTTGGCACCCTCACGGGGCAACCAACCGCCCGAAGCCGCGTACTCCTGACGCTGCTGCTCCGTCATGGAGTCAAGCTCGTTCACGGGCGTCACGCGCGGACGAATCCACTTCCACAGGTGATCCGCCGTGTACAGAGTCGCGTACTCATCCGACTCGTCAACCCACGTCTTCAACGCGGCCGTCCGCAGACGCGGATTCTCCCAGTCGTACTCAATCTCAACCGACGACGGGTGCTCAAACGTGACAATCGGCTCCCCCGAAGAGTCGCCCCACACAATCACGTAACAACGCTTCGCCGTCAACGCCGTCACAGCACCCTGCGAGAACTGAGCATCAAACTCGTTCATCTGCAACGCATCCCACAGCTTCGACGCCGCAGTCTTCGGCATGTTCGTCACACCGATCGGCTTCAGACGCTCAGCCTCAGCATTCACGACCGTCCCGCACCAGTTGTCAGAGAACCCCACGTACCGCTCAGCGTTCTCCTTACGCCACTCCTCGGTAGCGAAACTGAGAGGCTGATCGCCCTCGTAGTAGTTCTCCGCCTTCTCAATGTCAGGGCGACGATTGTTCAGACGGGTATAGATCCGCTGAGTCAGTTTCCGGGCGTCATCCGCGTCCATGCGCCCTCCTCAGGGGTCAGAAAAATACGTAGTTGTCAGCCGGCTCGTCAAACTGGCCGTCTCTGAGCGCGTCCATCGTGGCTTCGTGCGCGAGGGTCGAGCTCATGGCCTGGTCGATCTTTTGGTGATCGGCGCCATGAGGCTTGCCGAGGACGTACCGCTGCATCGTCTTCGCGATCATCACCGCGTTTGTGACATGCAGCTTCGTGACCTCGTCGCCGTCGTGCGTGAACCGTGAATCCGGTGTCCGCACCGCCGACCGAAGCTGCTCGAGCGACGCATGCATGGGCGTGATCCGCGAACACGACCACGGGACGAACACCTTCGGGCCATACTTCGCCGCCCATTCGGCCAGCTCAGTACGCCAAGAGTCGTCGTCAGGGATCGCGTCGGGATCAATCGCTCCCATCGCCGAACCGGCCGGGTCGATGTACGCCCTGACAATGCGGAACTCCGACGCCAGGTAATCGACCGCCGCCAACACCTCACCGCGAGGAATGAACCCCCCAAACAGGCTGGGATTCCACACGGTCGGGCGCAGATCACCACCGACGTTGAACGTCGGCGTGAACTGGTACAGATCCTTCGTCTCGAGCCGTATACCGGTCCAGTCGTTGTTGTTCGACAGGTCCATGCCCATCGCAACGGACGTCCGCGGCTTCACGATGACGGGAGTCTTCGACTTCCGCGCCTCCCACTCCTCAGGAGTGAGCCACTTACCCGAGCCGGCCACCAGACGGTTCCCGAAGAAACGTTCCGCCTGCGCAGGGTCGCGTTTCATCAGCGACTTAGCCAGAGCCTCGATCGAGTCGAGATTCACCCACCACGAGCCCTCATATGCGAACTCGTGGATCTTCCGACGCTCCGACGCCACGTCATAGCGAAGCGGCTTCCCGTCATCGCCACGCATCTCGTTCGGGTCGCGGTAGAACACGAACACGTCGTCCTCATGCGCCTCGAAAATCTGCTGCGCATACGAGTTCTCAGTCGGATTCCACGCATTCGTCGTCAGGTGAGTGCGACCACCCATACCAGCCGCACCACGCGCCTGCGTATCCGCCGTGTCCACCATCTTGTTCGACTTCGTGTACAGGCCCGCCTCATCCTGCTCGGCATCCGAGATCGGGTTACCAAGACGGGAACGCGCTGACGCCGTCACGACGTCGATGCGGTCGAAGTCATCCTGATCCGACAGCCCCAAGATGCGGATGAAACCCTCGCGGACAGCCAGCAGGTGCTTCAGCGGCCCCAGCCGGATCATCGCCGTCAACGGACGGTAGATGTTCGCAGCCTGGTCCTCAGAGTTCGCCGTGATCTGGATCAGCGGCGACGGGTGCCGCATCCCAAGCGGTTCACCCTCGAGATACGTGTACCGTTCAGCCGAGTCTTCCCACCCACACGAGCAGCCGTTGTCAGCGCACGAGTAAACCTCGCCACCCTCAGCCCAACCAGCGAAAACGGACGGCCCACACGCCTCAAACGCCACCTGCGACGCCGAAAACGGACCCTTGCCCGTCTTCTGCGGCGCCACAATAAACGTCATCCGGTAGAAGAACGCCTGGTTGAGGATCGGAGGCTCATCCGGCCCCACGCGCTCCGGAGGAACAAACACCGCATCCTCACGGACCCGATACCGGTTCGCGTGACACCAGAACTGCCAATCAGCGAGCTCAAACGGCTTACCGCGCGTGAACCCATCAGGAACACGGCAATGACGAGTGATCCACGCGTTCCCCAGGTCACCTAGGGTCGGGAAGTCGACAACATACTCAGCCACCAACAGCCCTCAGCCGGCGAACCGGCGCAACAGGACCATCCGACTCCGCCACAGCAGCCGCCGCGGCCGGAACAGCAATCGTC